AACAAACTTCACAAAATACAGCAGCTACTCACAGATGGCATTATGTCTGGAATGAAGCTAATACAACTTGGGACTTGACAGACGCTTTAGCATAAATTATATATGGTGGTGGTATGCAAAAGAAAGTTTTAACAGAACAAGCATTATATTTTGGTGATGTAGAGATGCCCAAGTATTGGGACATCGACCGAAATAAATTAACTGGCGACATTTTACAATCAACTTATTCAAACAAAGATTTTCCATTCTCAAGAACTTGGGATATGTTAAATACATATATGAGAGATCACATTGGTCTTGAATATGGAATTAATTTAGTTAACAAATCAACGTGGGGAAATATCTATAAACCCAACGAGACAACAATTCCTTTATTAAATATTGATCCAGTGGATCTACGAAACTCTCCAGACTTTACATTATTATATGGTGTAAAAGTTAAAGATTGTTTTGTTCGAATACACTACGAAGATAATAGACGTAAAGGAAGAAGTTGGGACATAGAACTTAAAAATAATATGTTTATTATGTTTCCATCAACGAATATGTATTATCTAACTAATAATCAGAAAGATAGTTTGAATTTTGTACAGACTATAACCTATGAATATATCTAATTATTACTGGTATTTTAAATCAGCAATACCACCTAAAATCTGTGATGACATTATAAAATATGGATTAACACAGGCTGAGACTATGGCAAGAACAGGTGGCTATGGTGATAAAGAATTAACTAAAGATCAAATTAGAGATATGAAAAGAAAAAGAAACTCTGATTTAGTTTGGTTAAATGATACTTGGATTTATAAAGAACTACATCCTTATATTCACGAAGCTAATAGATCTGCAGGTTGGAATTTTGATTGGGATAGATCAGAGTCTTGTCAGTTTACAAAATATAAACTCAATCAATACTATGATTGGCATTGTGATTCTTGGGATAAACCTTATGAAAAAGAAGGTCCAGAGAAGGGTAAAATTCGAAAACTATCTATGACTTGTCAGTTAACCGATGGTTCAGAATATGAAGGTGGTGAATTAGAATTTGATTTTAGAAACTATGATCCGCATATGAGAGATGAAGCTAAACATTTGAAACAAGCAAAAGAGATATTACCTAAAGGAAGTATTATTGTCTTTCCATCATTTGTATGGCATAGAGTTAAACCCGTAACAAAAGGAACTAGATATTCATTGGTGATGTGGAACCTAGGATATCCATTTAAATAATATGTATATAAATAATTACTTTAACACAACTATTTGGTCTGAACAAAAACCAGAGTTTATTAAATCTTTAACTAAAGCATCTAATAAATATATCAAAGATGCAAGAAACAGAGAAAAAGCTTTTATTAAAGAGCACGGTGATTTTGGAAGAAGTTATCATTCAACACCACTTACAGCTGACAATGATTTTAGAGACTTTAGAGATTACATTGGTCAAAAGTCTTGGGAATATTTAGATCATCAAGGTTATGATATGCAACAGTATACTACTATGTTTAGTGAGATGTGGGTACAAGAGTTTGCTAAAAAAGGTGGTGGTCATCATTCAGCACACGTGCATTGGAATCAACACGTATCAGGATTTTATTTTTTAAAAGCAAGTGATAAAACATCTTATCCAGTATTTCACGAGCCACGAACAGGAGCACGTGCTACAAAATTAAAAATGAAAGATCAAAAAGGTGTATGGGGTGGTAGTGAACTTATTCATTTTAAACCACAACCTGGTACATTAATTATCTTTCCAGGTTTTTTAGAACACGAGTTTAGTGTAGATTTTGGTAAAGAGCCTTTTAGATTTATACATTGGAATATCCAAGCAGTACCGAAAGAGATGGCTAAAGATGTCGTTTAAAAAAAATAAATACGTAATTATAAAACAAGCAATAGATAAAGATTTAGCTTTATTTCTTTACAACTATTTTCATATGAAAAGACAAGTATTAGATACCTGTCGTAATGCTAGATACATTTCACCATATGAAACATTACTTGGTTATTATGAAGGAGCAGACGAACAGATTCCAAATACTTATTCAAGTTATTCAGATATTGCTATGGAGACTTTAATGTTGAAGTGTCAACCGATTATGGAAAAGACTACAGGATTAAAACTATATCCATCTTATACTTATGCAAGAATTTATAAAAAAGGTGATGAACTTAAAAGACATAAAGATAGATTCAGTTGTGAAATATCAACTACTATGAATTTAGGTGGTGATGATTGGACTATTTATTTAGAGCCATCAGGTAAAGAAGGTCAAAAAGGTATTAAAGTAGATTTAAAACCAGGGGATATGTTAGTATATTCTGGTTGTGAATTAGAGCATTGGCGAGAAAAGTTTAAAGGTAAAGACTGTGCTCAAGTATTTCTTCATTATAACAACCGTAAAACACCGGGTGCTAAAGATAATATGTTTGACAAGCGCCCACATTTAGGTCTTCCTTCTTGGTTTAAACGATGATATAATCTTTAGATGGAGGCAGGGCACCACCACATACCCCCTGCTTCCTTTTAAGGATTTTATATGTTAGGATTTGGATCATTTGCGGAATTCCCTTTCGCTACCGTAGCACCAGACACAGGAGTTATCATTAATGTTAATGGTAACCAATTAAACATTACTATAGGTAGTGTAGGAATTATTGCTGAATCTATTGTAGAAAATGTTGACCCAAATAGATTAACACTAGGACTTGGAACTTTAAGTATTACAGGAGACGCTAATTTTAACGTTACAGGGTCTCAAGTATCATTAGGACTTGGAAACTTTACAATTACTGCAGATGCTAATATAAACGCTACAGGAAACGCATTGACGTTGGCTACAGGAAATGTTACAATAACAGGTAACGCATTAGTAAATCCTGATGGGTCCACTTTATCATTAGATACAGTAGAACCAGGAATTATTACGTGGAATGATATAATACCAGGAGCAACAATGGTTTGGACACCAATAAAACCTTATTAATATGGCATCAACTTACTCATCAGATTTAACACTAGAGATAATTACAACCGGAGAAAAAGCAGGTCTTTGGGGAACAATTACTAATACTAATTTAGAAATATTACAAGCAGCAGCATCAGGTTATGTAGAAGTACCTATGACATCAGGTACAGATGTAACTTTAAGTTTAGCAGATGGATCATCATCTGCAAATGGTAAAAATATTTATTTAAAACTAACTGGCACAATGACAGCCAGCATTAATTTAATTATCCCTGCAACATCAACAGGGGGTACAGTTAACAGAGTTTATATTATAGAAGATGCAACAGATAGAACTACAGCAAATAATTATACTTTAAATATTAAAACAGCTGGATCCTCAAATCCAGTTCCTGTTCCTGAAGGAGCTAACTTAATTGTAAGATCAGATGGAACAGACACGGCATTAGCTTTAATTCAAAAAGGAATGAAGACTATTACTTCTTCAAGTGTAACTTCATATACAGCAGTTAATAATGATCAGATAATTGTAGATACACAAGCAAACACAGTAGTTATTACTTTACCTGCATCTCCTACTATTGCTGATGAAGTAACTATTATGGATGGTTCTGCTTCTGGAGGTTTTGCAACAAACGCAGTTACTGTGGCTAGAAATGGTTCAAATATTAATGGTGCGGCTTCAGACTATACAATGAATGTTAACAACCAATGTGTTACTTTTATTTATACCAACGCTACTAAAGGCTGGTTACTTAAATCAACAAACCAATAGGAGATAAACGTGCTTACTGAAATTAAGTTTGCTCCTGGAATAGACAAGCAAGATACCAGTGTAGGTGCGGCAGGTCGTTGGGTTGATTCTGATAATGTTAGATTTAGATATGGACTACCAGAAAAAGTAGGGGGATGGCAATCTTTATTAAATGAATCTATTGTAGGGGTTGTTAGAAAACAACACGCTTTTGTTGATAATGATGGTAACAGGTATGTTGCATTAGGAACAGATAAATTTTTATTACTTTATTTTGAAGGAGGTCTTTATGATATTACTCCTTTAAAAACAGCTTTAACTTCAGCAACACTTGCTACAACAGATGCTTCACCTATTTGTTCTATTACAACAGGAACAGATCATAATCTATCTTTAGGAGATATTATTTTATTAGATAATGTAACTTTACCAGTGGGTACAGGTTATGTTGATGCAGACTTTGAAGATAAATTATTTCAAGTAACTTCTATTACTAGTAATACAGTATTTACAATTACTCAAACTACAAATGCTACGGCAACGGTTGCAACAGGAGGTAGTATAGATGTTGTTCCTTATGAACAAGTTGGACCTGCAGAACAGACTTATGGTTATGGTTTTGGTGTAGGTGTTTATGGATCAACTATTGGCGGAACGGGATGGGGAAATGCGGTTAATGCAGCTTCTGTAACTCTTGAACCAGGACTTTGGTCTTTAAGTAATTTTGGTCAAGTCTTAGTTGCAACGATTGCAAATGGAAAAACATTTACTTGGGATTCAGCAATAGCTGCAAGATTAACAACAAGAGCATCTACTACAACATCTGGATTTGTAACAACAAATAACCCTACCGCAACAAGAGTTACTTTAATTTCTCCAACAACACGTCACTTAATTCACCTTGGAACAGAAACTACAATCGGCGATCCATCTACTCAAGATGATATGTTTATAAGATTTTCAATAGATGAAAATATTAATGAGTATACACCAGAGGCTACTAACACTGCAGGAACTCAAAGAATTCAAGATGGTACAAAAATTATGGGTGCTTTGGTTGCAAAAGAAAATATTCTAGTTTGGACTGATAACGCATTATATACTATGAAATTTGTTGGAGCTCCATTTACCTTTGGGTTTGAGCAAGTGGGTACAAACTGCGGATTGATAGGTAAGAACGCAGCTATTGAAATTGATGGAGTTGCTTATTGGATGGGTAATAATGGTTTCTTCTCTTTTGATGGTACTGTTAATACTTTACCTTGTTCAGTTGAAGATTATGTTTATGATGATATTGATACTACAAAAGGTCAACAAGTAAATGCTGGGATTAATAATCTATTTACAGAAGTAGTTTGGTGGTATCCAACAGCCGGATCAGAATTTAATAATAGATATGTAGTTTTTAACTATGGACAAAGTAATGGACAATTACCAATGGGTAATTGGTACACAGGAGTAAATGTTAACTCTATTCGAACTTCTTGGATTGATTCTTTAGTATATCCTAAACCTTATGCAACTGCTTATAATAGTAGTAATGATGGAACTTTTCCTGTAGTGATTGGTCAATCAGGACTAGGTGCTTCAGTATTCTTCGAACAAGAAACGGGGACCGATCAAGTTAATCCAGATGGATCTGTTACAACTTTAACTTCTTTTATACAATCATTTGATTTTTCTTTACAGGCAAATCAAAGTGAAATTTTTTTAGCAATGAGAAGATTTCTACCTAACTTTAAAGTGCTAACAGGCAACAATCAAGTAACTATAGGAGTGTCTGATTATCCTTCTGATAGTGTAGCTGCTACAAGATTAAGTCCATTTACAATTGATGCTACAACTGATAAAGTAGATACAAGAGCTAGAGGAAGATATGCAAGTATTAAGATTGAAAATATAAATTTAGGTGAGACTTGGAGATTTGGTACATTTCAAGTAGATCTACAACCGGACGGTAGAAGATAATGGCTGGTATAGAAGATATGATTGAATTATTTAGAGGAGAAGCTCCTTCAAGATCTAGCTTAGCTAAAGGCTTTGGCACTAGTAGTGGAAAATATTATACCCCAAGACCAGATTTTGCTAGACATATAGCACAAGGGGGTTCTATGTCACAAGGAAACCTTATCGGAGATTTAAAAGGAAAAGTAAAATCTTTAAAAATACCACTATCAAAATATAAAGAACTTGGTGGAAATAGTTTACAAGTAATTTTAGATGATGATTCACTTGGTAAAGCAAAAACAAATTTATTTCAAACTTTTTTAGCAAGAGCTGGAAGTCTAACTCCTTTAGCAATGAAAGGTTTAAATATAATAGCCAGTCTTCCTGTTGCAACAGCAACAATGATATTACAATCAACACCTGCAAATGCAGATGAAGCAAATATGAAATTAGAAGATTTTGCTATGTTGGAAAACAAAGAAAAAGAAGGTATAGAAACAATTGATATAGGAGAGGATAATGACTAAAGTAGTAGTAAGATTACCAGAACCTAAAAGAGAATATAGTGAAGATAATCAAAGACAAATTAACAGAGCGTTAACTACAATTATTGAACAGTTAAACTCTACATATTTAACACAATTAAAAGAACAAAGTGAAAGATTTACTTGGTTCACAGGTAGAAATTAATGTCTTGCAATAATGTAAACACAACAGGATCAACAACACCTTCATCTGCAGAGATAGATTTTTATCTTGCAGTTGCAAAAGGAGATTTTACTGGTTACACAAAAGTAAATAAATTTGGATATAATGATTCTATTGGATCAGGTTCTTTTGAAGTAATTTGGGAAACAGGTGGACAATACCCTTATCAGTCTACTGCAGTTACTGTTGATATTGTTAGTGATGATACTAATGATGATGTAGCAGGAACTGGTGCTAGAACTTTGAGAATACAAGGTCTAGATAATTCTTATAATTTGGCTGAAGAGACAGTTGATATGGATGGAACAACTACAGTTACAACTACACAAACTTTTTTAAGAGTATTTAGAATGTCTGTTGAAACAGCAGGAACATCTGGAAATAATGAAGGAGGCATATCTGCAACTTATACAGGTGGATCTGATGTTGCTGCAACCATAACAGCAGGAAACGGTCAAACACTAATGGCAGTATACACTATACCTGCTGGTAAAACAGGGTATGTTGTAGCGATCAATTTTGGATCAGGTAAAGATCAGGAACAAACTTGTAAGTTAAAAACTAGAGATAACACTGTTGCTAATTCTGCTTTTCAAACAAAAGAGTATTTAAATATTAGAGGTGGTTTTACATACTTTCCTAAAAAGGCTATAACTAAAATTACAGAAAAAACAGATATAGAATTACAAGCAATTTCAAGTTCTACATCTTCAGCATCAGGAGGATTTGAGTTAATACTCATAGATAATTAATGGCAAATATTTATAAAAACGCATTCTATGATCCAGCAACTACAGCAGCTGAAACGGTATATACTGTGCCATCAAACTCTAGAACAATTATTCAAAACATACAAATAACCAACGAATCTGGGTCTAAGGTAGCAAAAGTATCTGTTACAGATAGCTCTGCTACTATTGATTATCAAATAGCATATGCAAATATAACTGGACCAACCATTTGTAATGTAGCAAAAGGGCCTGTTGTACTTGAAGAAAATGATATATTGAAGATTGAATCTTCTGATGCAACTGGTATAAGTGCAATCATATCAATATTAGAAATTAACAGAGAGGACAGATAATGCCATTTATAGAAACAGAAGCATCCGTTAGATATGAAATAATCAACGGTGAAAGAGTACCAGTTATTACACCTAAGTGTGAAGTAACCTTAACAAATACTGTAACAGGTAAAGAGTATATGTCGGACGCTGAAGCGTTAGCTGATGTACAAAACACAAACACAGATACTAAAGCAGAACATATTAAAAGAGACGTAAAAGTGACTGTAGAAGAGATTAATCTAGGCGCTGGCGCTAACATATTCTAGATTGACTACAGGCAAAAAGTCTTGTAAATTGTGCTCTACTCGCCTATTTACAAGTTTTGCGAACTTGCTTTTCAGTGTATAATACAAAGATAAATTTATGGGATTTTTAAAAAAAATAACTAGACCAATTTCAAGAGCATTAGATAAAATAATACCTAATGAAGTTAAACCTGCTTTACCTTTTCTAGCAGCGGCGGCTCCATTTATGGCCCCAGGACTTATGGGACTTGGTGGTAATACTATGTTATCAAGAGCTTTAATGTCAGGTGGTTTAAATATTGGTGCACAACTTGCACAAGAAGGAAGTGAAGGAGAATTTTCAGGACTGTCTGCATTAATGGCGGCAGGTACTGGTGCGTTATCAGCGCCAGGAACTCCAGGCACAGGAGTAGGACCTGCAGGACAATATGGAACTACAGGAGGAACTCCAAGTGCAGGAGAGTTCTTTAGAGACAAAGCAATGGGTATGGATCCAGGATTAACTAAAAGTGGTTTAGGTGCA